ACTATCCTTCAGGCTTATTTGACACTGAAACTTCAAAGCCGAACCTTCACGTACTATGTCCAAACTCTCATCCGCCATTGCCAAACGAATTAAGACATCCCCTGCTTTTTCAAATTCAGGATGGTCGCTGCACATTCCTTCAAATGTTAAAATATCCCCCACAGAAGCCCCAGGCTTTGTATTGACTTCCAAGACTTTGCTACGCGAAACCAGCCCTTTTCCAGAGCACCCAGAGCATTCTTTTCCACGCAGTCGTCCTTCCGCTCCACATGCACCGCAAGGAGCCCGATTCATTGCCATCATACCTGGTCCCAGTTGTATCATAGACTCTTTTACACCTGTCCCGCGACAATCCGCACAAGTTTGCCAGTTCATACATCCACGCCCCTCACAATCCTCGCAAAATACAAGACGCTCCAAGTCGAAACGCAACTTCTTGCCATTATAGAAATCCGCTAAATTCAAAGGAAGTTCATGTATCTTATTTGAACCCTTGGGTTGCTTCGTCTGCTTCTTTTTTGCAGGACCACCACCCCCACCAAACATGTTGCCAAAGAGATTATTGATATCTACGTGAACTCCACCAGGCATGCCAGGCATACCAGGTCCACCAAATCCAAAAGGCATCCCTCCGCCAAAACCAAAGGGCATCCCTCCTCCCCCGAATGGATTCTGCTGATGTTGATGATGCTGCCCATCCATTTGACCAGTCATATCATACATACGACGGCGCTCATCATCAGAAAGGACTTCATAAGCGGCCTGAATCTTCTTAAACTTCTCAGGGTCACCTCCCTTGTCAGGATGATGTTCTTTCGCCAAGTCGCGATAATTTCGTTTAATTTCATTTGCATCGGCGCCGCGTCCAATACCTAGAGTCTGATACGGATCCATTCTTTTTGAGATTGGTTCTGGCGGTTTAGACCAATAGCTCTTTAGTCAAAAGCGGTCTAAGCAACTTTCATAGATTTCATATAATGTCCAAGCCAAAGGCCAAACCAGAGGTACAGGTAAAGGCCAAACCAGAGGTACAAACAAAACCAAAGACAAAAACCCGCCTCTTTGGCCAAGATTATGTTTTTCAATCAATCCGAGATTCTTTCAACGATCTCCCCCATATATTTATCACCGGTCCTCCAGGTTGCGGCAAGACAACATTTCTAGAAGATGCTATCGACATGATTCGCAATGAAGCCCCCTTTCAAGTCGAATCTGTACTCTGGCTAAGCAGCGAAAAAGACCGCGGTATTCACACAATTCGTGACAAAGTGAACGACTTTTGTAAACGTACGCATACAAGACCAAATACACTCAGATGGATTGTGATTGACGATGCAGACACACTTCCCCTCATCAGTCAACAAGCTCTTCGCCGCCCCATGGAAACCTTCGCCCACTTAACACGATTCCTATTTGCCAGTCGCTTCCCCTCACACTTAATTGAACCTCTTCGCAGTCGTTGCCTCACAGTTGAACTAGAGCCCATTAGTCCCGTTGAAGCCTTCCCCAGATACATTGAACTTTATAATATCCCTAAACCAGAACCCCTTTTACACTTTTGCATAACTAACTTTATCCATATTCATGAAATGAAATCAATTATTGTACTCTATAATTCACTAGTAAAAGAAGGGCAAAATCCTAATAAAGCAATTGAATCCTTAAAAGACTTGCTTCCTTCTTCAAAGATATATACATCAGGTCTGATTCAAGGACTATCTAACAAAGACACAAATCTTATACGCTCTTCAATAACCCAATTATTTTTGCACGGCTATCTTCTGGATGATATCTTACTCTCAGTTGAAAAAAGCATTTCCGTATTTCCTAGTACAGACCCCTCAGTACGCTTCCGTATTTTACAATTTACTATGCTGGGCTGGATTTATATTCAACAAGGCAAAGAACATTGGCTCGATACTATGGATATCGTAGACGAAGTCTTAAGAAACCCTGCGTGTTAGAAAGGAGAAATCAGAAAGCAGAATGCCAAAACAACTCTTTCGCACAAAACCTCCTATCCTCCTTGTTGAACAATTTCTCAAATGCGCAAACCTTGAAAAAGGAATTCGTGATCGTACATGGTTTACAAAATCATGTATTTCTCTACAAACCTTTGAAGAACTCTTGCCTGAACTTGAGCCCTACTACATTCCCTGTGCATCGAAAGAGTACATACATTCCCCTTTAACACCTACGAGAGCAATTACTATACTACGTCAACTACTGCTTGCAAATTCTATAGAACTCCGCTCTATAGAAAAATCAATGAATGGTGCAAGAGGGGTTTGGTATCAAGTTCTATGTTCTTCCGAAGAACCCTTCAAATCTCAAGAAGGTATTCAAATCGTCTTTACATAAGTCCCATCAAGAATGTAACGAATAGCTAAGTCAGATTCCATAATCTGTTCCTCTGAGCTGCGGAGAATCCAGCCAAAGTTACGGCGGTCTAGTAAATCATTATAGGGGATGGGTATATACACTGCCGTTTCCGGTATGGCGAAAGGCAGGCGACCACCAGTACCAGCTGCCAATAAGTTTTCCAAGTCAAGAGTCTTGTTTGTGCGCGAATCACGCCCAAGTTCCTCTTTTACACGAACTTCACAAGCTGCGCCATTGGCCATGAACTCTGCCCATTCTGACTTGCAGTCTCCACGTACTTGTCTGCCTCCTAGCTGGTTGTCCAAACGATCGCGAATACGTTGTTCCCAGTCAACCATCATAGGATGGGCAGGGAAGGGCGACCACAGAGCACGAAAACCGGGAATATCGGAACCATAGAGAGACTCTTCATCTTGTCCGAAGGCCACCACTTTATCGGAAGGTAGTTCACCGAATCCTTTCAAACAGACTACGGAAGGTGAGAGCCACAGACCTCCATACTTTGCCAACAAAGCGGTACGAATCCAATCCTCTTCAGCAATTCCTATACGACCCTTGGGGTTGCGGAGTAAAAAGGGGAGAGCTGCCCATCCACCCAGAAGTTCGGCAACACCCTGCAAACCTCCGACAACCTGAACACGGTACTTGTCACCGTTCGCTTTCACAATGCTATTATAACACAAGTTCAAGAGAGGAATATTAATAACACGGCTGCTACGTGCCATGAAATCCGACCAGTTGCGTGAATTTACATCGCTGTCATTGTAAAATACCCAAATCACGGGGAGGTTCATTCCTATTTTTAACATCTCGGGTGTGATTTCTGTACCTTTTTTACTCATGCCCTTGCTCAGGGGACTACCTTTCCATAATGTGGCGACGGCAACAGCTCCGATTAAGACTGCTATCAGAAGTATCTTATCCTTCTCCATCCTCTATCCTGACTTCTGATTTTACAGTCTACGAATTTCGTATAACTAGACGTTTCATGCGTTCAAAGTAATCGTTTTCGGCCACAGACTCTTGGGCTAGACGGAGTTTACGTTGTTCTTCGGCTTGTGCAGCAGCTCTTTCTGATGCTTGTAAAGCGGCCATTTCATAATCGGCTAATGGTGCCGGTGCCTTGTCTCTCTCTTTTGAATATCTGTCAAGAGTACGGTTCTCGATTTTTACACCTGCTGTCTGTTGGCTAAATGTATTGTATTCAGTATATGCTTTCTTCAAATCGGTATACTTGAGACCATCATCGTTTGCTGCAACTGTATAATCGTCTCGTGCAGTTCGTCCGATTTCCGTGGCATAGCGTCCTGCTAGAGTCTGTTCTTGGGCAACAATGGCATTCGCAGAAGAAGAACCAGACGACTTTGCCTTTTGCTCATCTTCAAATGCTTTGTGAAAGACTTCGCGATTGAACTTTCCACTAAACTTGGGACCTTTGGGACCTTGTGAATTTGCAGAAGCATTATCTTCACCCTTTAGCCAATCTCCATACCCAGATTCTTCCGGGTCAGGAATGCGTGTTTGTTCAAACATGGTATTGAAAGAGTTCATATCAAGTTTGCTAGGATTCAAACGAACGGGTTCAACCATCTTCCAAGCATCGGCATCATTGGTACGTGAACCCTTCAAAGCGGCAGGGGCTTCGACCTTACCCTCTTTTGCACGACCTCCATGAATTCTGCGAAGAATCTCGCCAAGATATGCGTAAGCACGAGTAACGGCTTCGAACTCTTTTTCACTGCCGCCCTTGTCTGGATGGGCACGAACTACGGCCTTCTTATAAGCAGATTTCAGACTTTCCTCAGTGAGAGCCACTTCCTCTTCAAGTTCCATGATTCGTAGACAGGCAGAAAAATAGTTCATGGCGCGTTCATTCCCTTTTTCGGAGGCTGACCTCGCTTGAACACTGTCTTGGCGAATGGCAAGTTGTTGCTGCTGTTGCGAATGCATAGGCATAGGCGAATGTGAATTCTGTGAATGCTGCAAAGGCACAGAAGAACCAGACCTCTGCCCTGGCAGCATGGGTGGTGCTCCACCCGCCTGAATCACTTGAGAATAGTGCAACAAGTTCCCATAGACTCCGGCAGCCTTGGCTGATGCACGATGTTCGGGAGAACTTAAGATAGTTTGTATGATTTCCATGCGAACCGTGGAATTCTGAATATTAAGTAAATTTTGGTACATTCGTATATGATGGTCAGGAATTCCGTGGGTATTTCCCATCTTCTATTGTGCCTCATTCAAAATCTCACGAACTCTATCCGCAGTAAGAATCGGTATACGAGCTTCACATTCCCATAACCACTTGCGACCCACTGAGAAAAACGTATAGTTCAAAGGCCAGAATTGCGGAGCTAAAAAGGGGAGTTTACGAAGACGATTATCTTGAATCAGACCCCAACTTTCTAATGGTAATACCATGGCCAATTGTTCAGCAGGTTGGATTTGCACAGCGACCCCCTCGTCACCCCTCCTCGTGCCGCCACTCGCCAGAAACTTCTCCAAATCACTCCATAATGGCGGTATCCAAGAAGGGAATAACCAAGAAGTATTGACTTCTTTTTGACCTGTATAATAATCGAGAATCCACTGAAGCCCGTACAAGTATTCTCCGCACAAGTGCTCCTTATCTGCAAAAGGATGTATAAACTTCCAATATTCTGAGCGCCACCCCTCCGAAAGCTTTTTATAATCACCAGAATCCAACATCACTTTCTCCACATTCCACTGCAATGGTAAACCTTCTGATTCATCCATTCCCTTCCCAACACCTCTCCGAGCCTGTTCTTGTTTCTTCTGAATCATATGTAATACACGGCCTTCTTCGCCCAAAGACCATTCTTTAAATATCTTGTGCACCACATGATTTTGTAGTTGTCCATCCTTACTAACGAGCCAAGAGCCAGACCTCCGCATCTCCCTTAATGCCCCTATAACACAGTCATGACCATCATCGTTCAACTTATGAGTAACACTATGAGGTAGGAAGTCATTACCCATCAAGCTCATGAGACCGACATAGTTCAAGACTTCATCACGTCCTTGTAAACCGAGACGCATTTTGAATTCTTCGAGATTCATAAATGTATATTCTTGGATTGCGGATGCATCTGCAGATGCAGTAACTCCACCGAATTCTTGTTTTTCGCGCAAAAGCCACAAATTTGTGTTAGAAATTGTTTCCCCCGTTAACATACTCAAAAGAATAAGGTCGGCATCAAGGCCATATATACACACTGTGTCAGAAGTCTTGGAATCCCGTAACCACTTCATAATCTTGTGCTCTCCTTCACCAGGCTCATCACTCGTGCTCACTATCCATTCGCTTTTCAGACCGAGTAACAACTTTCCAAGTTTTGTCATAAACCGCGTACCAGGAGTGATAGCATTCGTATCCCACGACGAGCCGCCTGCAGCGGCGCGGCGCAAGTACGCTGACTTGAATCTCCGCACACGTTGTTGCCGAATTTTCGCCATCGGTACGACTCCGTCCACAGCAATATAGACTTTCGCAGGTCTCCCCGCCTGAACCCACACCTCTTTCACAGTCCGGCCAACTTCACGCAACAATGCAGCTTCCCAAGCTTCCATAGCTGCTTCATCTTGCACAGAAGGAACTTCCAAAGCTTTCATCGAAGGTGCATGAATACAGCGATACACTAAGCAGTTAAAGTCAAAACATAAGACGTTGCAATCAACATCCCTTTTACACACTATGCTAGGATACTTTTGTATAATTTTACGGAAATAGGAAGGTATACCCATTCTCTTACATTGAAGTTGTCATCTGCCTTTAGAATGGCAACGCCAGCCCTTAAAAAGAAATCCGCCATGGACTTATTCACAGAAATTGTAATGATACCTATTGATAAGTCAATTCTCAAAACTCTTCCAGAAATTGGTCATCTCGCTCCCATTATTCTAACGATGGGTTCACTCTTCTTCGCAGCCACCACGTTCAACTACCCCTTGGCAGTTCTCGGTCTGTCTTCTCTTGAAGCGGGTGGAATCTATACACTTATAAAAACATTGGCTGACTACACGATTACTCCTTCAATGCTAGAAACCAAAGATAAGTCCGCCGAGTGTTCGAGTTATTTCCAGACTCTTACACCTTCCCGATTCAGCTTCCTATTTAACAAGGGTGTCAAAGGGAGTTTTCCTAACTATCCTCTGTATTTCATCAGTTTTGCCGCAGCTTATTGCATTGAAAGCATGATGTATTATAGCAAAGAATGCTCTGCACTAGGACCGCAGTATAGTAATCGCTTGTACTTAGCATTGGCTAGTGCAGCAATGTTTATAATCCTCTATACGCTGTACTTAATGGTATATGGTTGTGATTCTGTGTTTACACTACTCTTTACAGTGGCTGTGGGTATACTTGTGGGATACTTAGTGAGTTACCAGAACGCGACACTCTTTGGTAAGCCTTCCGTAAATCTTTTGTTTATTCCGACCATTGTGGAACGCACAGGTCTAGACTATATTTGTGTTTCATCAAAAACACCTTCAAGCTAGTTTCCTAACTCTGTTTAGATATGGAGTATGTCCAGGGCATACGCTCCGTCGTATCAGATACCTTTCTCACACTACCACTGATTCTCATAGGGTTTATGTTTTTCTTGGGAACTCTTACATCAAATTCAGGACTCTTATATTTATTTGCAGGTCATTTGTTTGTTGTACCTTCTCTAGAATTCTTTGCAAATGAAAGGGGTCCGGCTTGGTTTGAAGAGGGACAGTTTAGTCTTGCGAAACTTATAAAATGGTTCCTCAGCACTCTCATTGTATTGGGTGTGAATATACAAGGAACGAATGCAAGTGGCCTGTATTTCTTTCTTCTTCTGATTCCGTTGATAGGCCAATTCGTTATTAATCGTGATGTATCTCCTATGTTCTTCCTAGCAAATCCTGTCGCCTGGTTTACATCATCAAATCCTGAAGGCGCCTCAGCATCTTGCGCCATGGTTCCTGGTGCTGACGATTCAAAGAAGGTTTATAATTCTCCTTCACTCTGGCTGTCTCATATAGTCTTCTTCTTTGGATTTTTCTTTGCGAATGCGGCGGCCATATATAACCAACCTATTCCCACTATTACAAACCCGACTCCTGAGCAAAAAGCCCAACTTGATACGCGTGTTGCCAATCGTAAGGCGTTTACAGTGTGGGCCATGTTCTCAGCTGCGGCCGTACTCTCCATCTTACTCATATTCCGTTACATGAAGACAGGTTGTGAATCGGATTTCTTATACAATCTGTTCCCTCTAGCCATTATTGGATTTACGGGAGCTTCCTGGTTCCAAGTACTCTTGCAGTGGTGTGGAGTACGACCGGCAGATATTCTAGGAATTGTTCAAGGTTTCATCTCTCCGAATTCTATTGACAAGCCGATTGTTTGTATAGGTTCTTAGATTTCTAAATTCCCGCGAATCCTGCCCAGAGTCTGAGGTGACGTTCAAATGATTTTAGAACAACCAACGAAACTTTCCCTTTTACAGTCATCTCAAATTCTCTCCATGCTTCAAAGACTCCTTTCTTATGAACTTCTGATACTGATTCAAATGGAAGCCCTATTTTCCCGAGTCTGCTATTTACAGCCTCGTGAAAGTTCCAGAACCAGAAATGGTAGTCCCCTGCTTTTTTATCGGGTGACGGCACATGTCTCCGATATTCTTGAATATGCTTGCGACATTCCTGACAAGAAACAATAGTCTCCAGATTATTGACAATCCACTGAAGTTCTCGTACCTCGTCACGACTCATACTAGGTAAACTTCTTCCACTGCGTATTCCGACAGCATGCAAGACTGCCCAGAGTTTTGACCCCCAGATGGACGGATTCTGCATCCCACTAAACTTGCATATAAGAATATCGTGCCAATCTGAACCGCAAAAAACAAGAAAACAACTAAAATT